AGAAAAAGAGATTAATGAAAAAAAATACTTTACCAAAGAGCAATCCCAATGTTGCAATGTATATTGCATTTGGATTATGGGGTTCATTTTTATTGGGGGTAATATATACCCCAAGCAAAATTAAATATGAAAAACAATCTTATCTCCCAATAATTAAACAAGAAACAATTTTTATTGAAAAGGTAATTGAGACCATTAAAGTGAAAGTTGATACAATAGAATCAATCATACCAGAAAATGATGTGCTTGAAGGTGTTACAATAATTGATGAGGATGCTTATGGAAAAAGGTCATATGTTTATGATATTCAAAATATGGATAAGACTGCATTAAGAAAACATCTTAAAACTAATGGATTTAGAAATTTGGATAAAGCCACTTTGGTTCAGATGAGAAGAATGTGGATGGCATTTCATTATGAGAGTATGTTAATGAATTTACATCTATTAACAGAATTCCCCATATCTATGCTCTATTCATTCTTTATCATTGAGGCAACCACTAATGGCATTGAGACCAACTTATGGCGACTGCACGCAAATGCAGGGGGAATGAAGGCATTTAAGGGGTATGGTTCTGTGACATATAAAACCTATGAAGTGATAAGGGGAAAAAATGTAACTATGAGAGCAAAATTTATGAGTGCAAAAAATACTCAAGAAGGAATTGAGGCTTGGGCAAAAGTATTAAATTCAGGAAGATACTATGAATGCAAAAAAGCAAATTATAAATTACCAAAGAAACAATTATATGAAAGCATATGCAAATGTGTTTATGAATCTGGTTATCATACAGACCCCAAATATAAGTTTAGAGCACAATTTATGGCAGAATTTTGGAAATTCAAAACAGAAAACCTTCCAATCATTATTGAAGAATTTTAATTTAATGATATTTATATAAAAAAATTAATATGAATTTATTTGAAGATTTTAATGATACAGGTACACCTGATATGAAATATTATGCATTTGATTGGGATGATAATATTGTATATATGCCAACTGAAATTATATTAATTGATGATGTTGGTGATGAAGTTGGAATGTCAACCCATGATTTTGCCAAATATAGAGGGGATATTGGAAAGACTGAATTTAAATATAGAGGTGCAACAATAGTTAATTATGCTGATTTACCATTTAGACAATTTACAGTTACAGGTGATGAGGATTTTCTATCTGATGTGCTTATAGCAAAGAAAGGTCCAGCATTTGATGATTTTAAAGAAGCAGTTAATAATGGATCCATTTTCTCAATTATAACAGCCAGGGGTCATAATCCTGAAACTTTGAAGAAAGGTGTTAAGAAATATATAACAAATGGTTTTCATGGAATTGATGAACAAAAATTAATTAAAAATCTACAAAAATATAGAGATTTGGTTTCACCAGAAAATCAATATGATGATATCATTGATGAATATCTTGATATGTGTAGGTTTTATCCTGTATCATTTGAATCTGGTAGTGCAGCAAATCCTGAAATTGAGAAAGTAAAAGCATTAAATGAATTCTATGATTATTGTGAAGCAATGGCAGAGAAAGTTAAAAAAGCATTTTACTTTAAAAATGATATGTTTGGAGAAAAAGGTGATATACTTAATTTTACAATAGGATTTTCTGATGATGATCCTAAAAATATTGAAGTTATGAAAGATAAAGTTAATAGAAAAGGATTAACAATATATTCAACAAATAAAGGTGAAAAAGAAAAAGTTAATCAAGATAATTAATTATATAATAGTAATATTATTAATAATAGTTATATACTAATACAAAATTAAATCATCTTATAAAAAAAGTAAATAGTGTTTTTTGAACAAAAATGATAATTTTACAAAATTAATTTAAATAGGAAATTACCAACATCATAAATCCTTGGAATACCCCTATCTTCCATTATTTGAAATTCTGTTTTATTTGGGTCAAAACCATTTTTAACCAAAATATCTTTTCTAAATTCAAATCTATTTTTTCTTTTCTTATTTATTACATAAAAATAATTTGGGATAGTTGATTTAACTTCAATGAAGCCCATTTTTTTATATAAATTCCCATTGCTCCATCTTTTATCAGCATAACTTAAAATCTCAATTGGTTTATAAGTTTTAATGAAATGATTCAATAATCTTGATGCACCCCCTACCACAGAGGTGTTCAACTTATTGCAAAATCTAATAAGTTCATATTCATCATTATTTGATTTTTTATTTCCAAGAGCAAGTCTTTTCTTTCCAAAGGTCATCAATGAAACCAATTCATTATTATAATATAATCCAAGATTAATGGAACTTCCAACCATTCCTTGTATGTGATTATCATTTAAAAATTTTGTTTTATCTTTTGTCTTAACCAGATGTATTTCACATTTTCTTGCATGAATCTTAGTATCAACTTTATTCAATTTATTCAATAAAATGCTTTTAACTATTTCTTTCTTATTATCCCATTCATCTTCAAATATGTGGATTAACTGGATATTATTTGAATTACAAATTTCTGTTTTCTCTAAATGATAATTATTTGTTTTGAATACATTTGAATGAAAGTAAACCCCATTGAATTCAATGGCTAAGTTATGCTTGGGGATATAGATGTCAATTTCTTTTCCATTTAATACACTTCTATCATTTTTGATAAAGTCAATTTCATTTTCAATTAAAAATTGACATAAATCATTTTCTTTGATTGAAGATAATTCACCAATAGGGTTACAAATTGAGCAGGGGTTTATATTATTATTATGTCTATAATGTAATATATTTCTATATATTATATAATTTTCTTTACATACATCACACACTAACTCAACCATTTTACCACTTGGATTTATGATGGTTAAATGATTGTATTTTTTTTCAAAATTAACAATACCTTGTCTTGTTCTATTCTTTCTACTTTCATTTAGTAGAATTGGGGTGCTTACACCATATCTTTGAATATTTGTTTCTTTTATTTTTTCTTTTGTTTCATCTAATTTTGATGTATGGTCAACACCATATTTCTGCATTGTTTTTTCTCTAATTCTATCTAAATCTTGGAACATATTTGAAAATCCATATCTTTTCATATTTGTACCCATTATCTTCTTTTTTATATCATTAGAATGGATTGGTGAGTTTCCACCATATTTCTCATTATTTGTTATCTTAACATTATTGATGTGGTTAATATCAGAATTTGTGCAAAGCAATGAACAATATATTCCATATCCTTCAGTAATGGTTCTTTTGAATTTAAGTTGAACCCCACATTTCATGCATACTGGAACTTCTTTTGCCTTATGAATGTAGTGCCATATTTTTGTTTTAAATGTCATAGATTTAAAATGTGAGGTGTAATTTAGTATTTCACAATACAAATCATTATGGGTTTTTTTAAGAAAAGATTCCTTTGTCTTGTAACCTGATTTATTATCTGTTGTAAAAAAATTTATTAAATTCATATTTTTTCTATTTACTTGATATTTATAAAATGTATGAGAATAAACTCATAACAAAGATAACAATAAATATTATAAAAAAAATTAAAAAAATAAGATATGGCTGATTTATTAATGAAAATGCCCCTACCATACGAACCAAAAAGGGAAAATAGGTTCATTTTGAGGTTTCCATCAAGTATGGGTATAAATGAATGGTTTGTTGAAACAGCATCAAGACCTAAGATTACCCTAGGTTCAACAGAGATACAATTCTTGAATACATCAACATTTGTTTCAGGAAGATTTAGGTGGGAAGCTATTAGTGTTAAGTTTAGGGATCCAATTGGACCATCAGCTTCACAAGCATTAATGGAGTGGGTTAGATTACATGCTGAATCAGTTACAGGTAGAATGGGATACGCAAGCGGTTATAAGCAAAATTTAACCTTAGAAATGCTTGACCCAACAGGAGTTGTAATTGAAAAATGGTTACTTGAAGGTTGTATATTAACAAATGTTGACTTTGGTAGTTTAAGTTATAGTTCTGATGCAATTGCAGGAATTAGTGTAACTATTCAGCCAGATAGATGTATATTGGTTTATTAAAATTAATAGATTTAATTGGGTTAAAATCCATATGTTTATGTATTAACATTTACATATGGATTTTTTATTTTAACTATTTTCTTTTCTTCAATTTAAATCTATTTTTAAAATAAAATTTATGGAAGATAAATCTAAAGAGTATGGTCAATCAAATTTTGATTTACCCCATGATGTGGTTCAATTACCTTCTGGGGGTATATTTTACAAAAACAAGAAGAAAGCAGTTAAAGTTGGTTATTTAACAGCAGCTGATGAGAATCTATTATTAGGTAATAGCAAGAATTTCACATTACAACTTTTAAAAAACAAAATATACGAATATGATATAAGACCAGAGGATATGATTGAAAGTGATATAGAAGCAATTCTAATCTTTTTGAGAAATACTTCTTTTGGTTCAGATATTGAACTTTCGGTTACTGACCCCAAGACAGGAAAGTCTTTTAAGGCAACTGTTGATTTGGGTGAATTAAGCATTGAACCTGGTAATAAACCAAATGATGATGGAACATATACAGTTACACTTCCCAAGAGTGGGGATGTGGTTAAATTAAAGCCTTTGACATATGGTGAAATATTGGAGGTAAATGATATAATTGACAATTACCCCCCATCAAGGATTGCACCCAAGGTAACATTACGATTATCTAGGGAAATTGTTGAAATTAATGGTGATATTGATAAGACTAACATTGTTAAATATGTGGAGACTATGCCAATTGCTGATTCAAAATTTATACGTAGATATTTAACTGAAAATGAGCCTAAACTTAATATGAAAAAAGATATCAAGACCCCATCAGGAGATGTGACCACGGTGAATGCTGGGTTTGGGGTGGAGTTCTTTCGCCCTTTCTTCGGATTATAGGCTATCACAATCAACAGAATTTTATTATTTAAAAAAACTTTTACATGTTTCATATTCTGAGTTCTTGATTATGCCAATATTTCTTCGGAAATTCTTGATAAGCAAGTGGACAGAGGATGTTAATAACAATAATAATAATAAGGGATGATGTAAAAAATCATCCCTTATTCTATTTATATATATAATTTATATTTTATGGCAGGATTTTATGATAATGTACTTGGGGGTATAAATAAACTTCAAGGGAAGTTACTTGGCCTTGATCCTGAGTTTCTTAAAACACAAATAAAAGAGATGACAAACTTTACTGGTGCTTTGGTGACATTGGATACCGAATCTGCCAGAATAAGCCAAAGTTTTCTTCTTGGTAGGTCAAGGATTAATGAATTTAAGGGTGTTATTGCAGACACAGCACCTCTTGTTAGAAGACTTGGAGGGGATATTGGTGATATTGTTGCTATGGTTGAGCAAACAGGTCAAGCACTTTCAAGGAGTGTTGTATTTTCACCTGAAATTTATGAAAAATTATATGCTCTAACTACTTTAATGGATGTAAGTGCTAGAGACCTTACCAAGAACTTTTCAGATGTTGGTATTTCAATTGCTAAAGTTGGCGGAGAGGTTGAAAATTCAATAAGTTACATTAAGAGTATTGGTATGGATGCAAAAACCATAATGAAAGAGGTTGTTAATAATACTGATTTATTAAATAGATTTAACTTTAAGGAAGGGGTTTTAGGGTTTTCAAAGATGGCTGCAACAGCCGCAATGCTTAAAGTTGATATGTCTTCCATTCAGTCATTTGCTGATAAGGTGTTTAATATTGAGGGTGCTGTTGAAACGGCTGCTACATTTCAAAGATTGGGTGTGTTTATGGGTGATTTGGCTGATCCTTTTTCATTGATGAATAGTTCATTAAATAGTCCAGAAGGTCTTATAAAGAGTATTGCAAAGGCTGGGGAGATGTTCACAGAATTGAATGTTGAAACAGGAAGGATTGAAATAAATCCATCAGCTATGGGTATGTTCAAGGAACTTGGGGATGCAACAGGTTTAGGTGCAGATAAGGTGAAGAAAATGGCAATTGCACTTAGGGAGTTTAATGAAAGGTCAGCAGAGATAGATTTCAAGTTTGATGTTACAGAAGACCAAAAAATGTTTATTGCTAACTTATCTTATTTGAATGATAAGGGTGAGTATGTAATTAATGTTAAGGATGAGAAGACAGGGGCATCAATTGCACAGAAAGTTTCAGAATTAACAGATAAACAAATGGAGAAATTGCAAGAACTATCTAAGGAAGAGCCAAAGACAATGGAAGACCTTGCAAGAGAATCAATGAGTATTACAGATATTATAATGAATGATGTTCAAGCAATAAAATATAAGATTTTGTTTGGTGCTGTTGGTACGCCTGGAATTGCTGAAATGCAAGAGAAAGTAAGAGGGGGGCTTATTGATCCAGCACTTAGCACCGTATATGAATCAATAGACCAAAAAGAGATGAGGTCTTTTATAAAGAATAGTTATACAGATTTAACAGAGTTGTTTAGAACTTCAACAAGTTTTGCAACCGGATTGGAAGCAGTTCTAACAAAGTTACCAAGTATGGGTGATTTATTAGATAAAATTAAGATACAGTTATCTGCTGCGGCTAAAAAAGAAGGATTGGGTGAAATGTCATTTGATGATTTAAAAGATTTTGGTTCAAATATGGTTAATCAAAATGTAAATACAGGTAAAATTGTCCCAACAAATGCTGGTGGTACAGGTGGACCACAATACGGTAATAATAATAATCAGATTTTGACTAATAAAATAGATAATGGTTTATCAAATTTTAATAATATGGAGTTCAAACTTAATATAGATGTTATTCATAAGATGATGGATGCAACTGGCGTGGTTAAACCAATGGGTCAAGTAGATAAAGTTATTTTAAATTCAAAAGATAATTATTTTAGCAGCCAATTAACTATTGGTGAACCAAATAAATAATAACATTAAAACCCCAAGTAATTATATTTATATATAAAACATAATGAGAAGTCCCTTAGATTTTGGAAATAGTGATACTTTTAGGAAGTTTTTAATAACAAAAAATTTAGCTCCTTACAAGAAAACCCCCCTTGGGAGTAGTCCCCCATTTAACTATGAGGTAGCACCTTTTTCAAAGATATTAAATGTTGTGGATTCTCCTGACAAATTAATTGACCAGCCAATATATGCAAATGAGTTATATGTTAAAAATCAATATGGCAGGGTTGGTGGGTATATTCAAACACAAGATTTAAATGTATTAAATAATAAGAAAACAAATTACGGTGAATATAGTATAAAAAATTCTGTTGCATTAAAGATTAATAGAAAAAGTTTAAATGATAATTTGTTTGAGAATTTTTACACAACAAAAGATGATTTAACTGATTCAGCAATTTATATTGAAAATGATGATAAGTGGTTTGACAAAAATTTACCAAAAAAAGGTATATTATATTATTGGGGTGTAGGGGATAATAGTTTCAAACCATCTAAATATTCAGCATTTGGCATACTTACAGATAATGCTGAAACCAAATCCAATTTATCTGCTGATTCTTATATTACAAGATTGGGTGCAAAGGTTTTAACAAATTATTTTAATGAAAGGGTTGCAAAGTTAACAACAAAATATGATATTATCAAGAAGTTTGATCAGACTATTTCAAGTTTGAATGACCCCTTTGATGTGTATAATCTTATAGCAGGACCAAATCCAATCATTCAACCAAACTGGAGTATAACAAAGCCAAATAATTTGCTTGTTGCTGCATCACAATTGGCATTGGAGTTTGTTGGTGGTGAATTGCCATTTCCAACCATTGTTGGGAGTTATTTTGATGAATCAATAAGTTTAACAGGTAAAGGGGATAAGGGTTTTCTTGGGGGGTTATTTCAACAGAAGAAGACAGGTTCACAATTATTTTATGATAATATGGGAGCTGGTCAAAGGTCAGTTTTATACAAAAATATTAATAAAAATTTATACAAACCAAATTATGAAAGAAGTGGAATACTAGGTTCTTTCTTGGATTTATTCACAAACAACAAAGGTGCCTATTATATTGGAAATGACAATTTGGATATCATTGATATTCTTTCACCAGAAGGTGATTTACCAATTGACCAATTTGGAAGACGCATTCAAAAGAGTGTATATAGTTCAACAGAGGTTTCAAAGGTATATGAGGGGGAAACTTTCAATCCAGCCATTGGATTTAATGGAAAAAGTGATATTGATGGTGGTGGTATTGAAGGTGGTTTAACATGGGTTTCACCAAAATATAAGAATAATGCAGGAAAGAATGCAGGAAAAGGTGGTGAGATATTTGGGGATAATGGAACAAAACAAACCACTTTTGATGGGACAGAATCTACCAATTATGATTTTAAAGATGGTTCAATATTGGATGACACACAAAGGATTATTAACTCACAGCCAAATGGGGCAAATAGGTTAAAACATGTGGGTAATGCTATGGATCAAGTTAGCAAGGTTTTTAATGATGGATATAAGGAAATAACAAAAGGTTCAAGAGTTAAGACATATAAGTATCAAAACCCTGAAACTTTGGTTGGTGGTTCATTCCAGGAATATTGTAGATTATTTACAAAGGATTCACCATATATGACATATGAACGTTTGCAAAAGACAAGTGGTATTACAAATGAAGGAAGGAGATTAAAAGGTTCAGTTATAAATAAAACATATGATTTGAGCATTGCCCCAAAGAAGGGGAATGATTCAAAGAAGTATATGTTATCTATTGAGAATTTGGCATGGAGGACAACAAATAAGTTTTTGGATTTGCCAGAATGTGAGAAGGGTCCAAATGGGGGAAGGTTAATGTGGTTTCCACCATATGATTTAAAGGTTACAGATTCATCATCATCCACTTGGAATTCAAATGAGTTTTTGGGGAGACCAGAACCTGTTTTCACTTATAAAAATACAACAAGAACAGGGTCATTGGAGTTTTCAATTGTTGTGGATCATCCATCTGTGTTAAATTTAATCACAAATAGGATTTTAGAGAAAGAGAACAATTCAGAGGTTATTAATGGTATATTATCATCTTTCTTTGCTGGTTGTTTGAAATATGACATATATGATTTGGCAAAGATATATAATACAATGACCTTATCTGAACTTGAGGAAATTCAAAAAATTGTTAAGGAAAGTTCATCAGTTAAAGATGATGTTAGTTATATCAAAAGAACAGTTGTTACAAATGTTGATCCAATAAATCCATCACAAGTTGATACACCCCCAGATAAGACAGATACAAGATTTGACAAGTATAAGGAATATGCATTTTATTTTGATAATGATGTTCCAAAATCAAGTAATGCTGATTATGTTAGTGCTTTTAATTCATATACAGCATCAAAATTATATAATCAAGCACAATTAAAAAGTTTTATGGATTTATATGTAAAAGATAATTTTGCATATCTTAATAAGTTTGTAACTGAATGTAATGAGTTTCTTGCACAGAATGAGGGAAATACTATTGAGTTAACCCTTAACTCATCTGCATCAAAACCAGCATCTATTACTTATAATAAAGCATTAAGTCAAAGACGTAGCAGTAGTGTTACAACTTATTTAACAAATAATATAAAATCAAAAAACTTTACAATAAAGACAAATATTCTTGGTGAGGAAACAGGAGTTGTTGCCAACACAACAACTGGTGGGACTAAATCTGTCCCAAATTGTAGTGATTTTACAGAAAATGCTATAACAAGTGTTCCAGCTATGGCTTGTAGAAGAGTTGCCATAAAAGATGTTAAAGCTATTCAAAAAGGTGTTGCACCAAAGGTTGAACCAACATTGGTAACAAATGAATCTGAAGTTAAGGTAACAAAACAAAAGATTGAAAAAGAAATTACAACAACAGAAAATAAATTATATAAGAATGTATCAAAAAGGGTTTTACAAAAACTTTTAACAGAATGTGATTACTTTGAAACTATAGAAGAAACCGATCCTTTTATTTATAATAATTTAAAGGAAAAATTAAAATATTTTAGTCCGGCTTTTCATTCCACAACACCAGAAGGTTTGAATGGTAGATTGACATTTCTTCAACAATGTGTTAGACCAGGTGATACCATACCTACCATAAGAGAAGGTGAGGTCAAAGAATTTAAAGATGCTAGAAACACAGCATTTGGTGTTCCCCCAGTCTTGGTATTGAGGGTTGGGGATTTCTTTCATACAAAGATTATACCAGATAATTTAACTATTAGTTATGATCCATTGCATTGGGATATTAATCCTGAGGGTATTGGGCTTCAACCTATGATAGCAAAGGTTAGTTTGAGTTTCAAGTTTGTTGGTGCAAGTGGATTGAGTAATGCTGTGGATAAGTTACAGAATGCTTTATCATTTAATTATTATGCAAACACAGAGGTTTATGATGCAAGGGCTGATAAGACTGATAATAGTTTGGATGATATGGATGTGAAGATATTAGATTTTATAAGAGAAAAGGAGAAAGGTAAGACAGAAAATTTTGATGATGTTAAGGTTGTTAACGCATATAAGACAATAGGTGAAATTGATACTACAGCAACCACATTAAATTATATTACTTTGGCAACAGAATTAGTTGAAGCCTCTACTGCTTATGTTAATACAATTAATTCAGCCATTCAAGAAAATTCAAAAGCATATAATATTGAATTGGTTTCTTTGATATTAAAATCATTGAATAATGTTAATGGTGTTTACAATCCAACAACATTAGGTGAATTTAAGTTATTGGGTGTTCCAACAGATTACCAAAAAACAATAGATGATTATGTTAAGACAATTAAAGATAGTATAAAGAATAATTCTGATGGATTTATTGAACAAATAAATGAAGAATTTAGTTCTGAAAAGAGTATAAAGTTTGATGTATCAAATAATTATCAGTTATATGTTGATAATGAGATGGTTAAGGTTAATAATAATATTAACATTCTAACAAAAGCAATTCTTGATGCTCAAGAGAAATATCAAAAAGTTTTAAGCAAAGCATTATTTGTGATTTCAACTCATAATTCATATCTTGGTCATGATGGGTATGTGGATAAAACTGGAAATTTCTTTGTTTTTAAATTAATTAATTCATTAACTGGAATACAGGATGTGTTATCTGGAATTGCAGAGCGTATTGAAACAGACTTCTTGCCGTATTTAAAAATAAATTTAGATAACCCAAAGGACATATTTTCAAGTGACCAAGATAGTTTAATATATTTATTATTATATGGTGCATTTAGAGATAAGAATGGTTTAGAGAATTTTGAAAAACAAATTCTTTTAAAGTCAATTAACCCTGATAAAAACTTCACCTCAAATAATGGAAAGATATCAAAAATATTTAAGAGTTATTGGGGTGAGAAGTTGATTAGATATAATAATAAATACAAAGAGGAGACTATTGATTTCTTAACAGACTTAACCAAATATACAAATGATATAGTTATTAGTTTGAAAGCAATTAAGCCAAATGGTACAGCAGGATATATAAGTGGATATGAGGTAATTGAATCTCCTGATAATGAAACTAAAACTGCAATATTAACTTTGAATGGTGTTGATAATTATGATAACAATAAAACTACATGGAATAAAAATAGTAATGGATTTATTCTAGTGAAAAATAAATTAATGAGATGAGTTTAAAATATTATAATAGATACTCACAATTCACCTTTAATGGTAATCAGAAAGTTGTGCCATTTGTCAAGATACCTTCTAAGTCAAGTGACAATGTTTTTTTTTATAAGAAAAACATTAGTAGATTAGATAAAATATCACAGCAATATTATCAAACCCCCTTCTTTGGGTGGCTCATTTTGGCAGCAAATCCAGAGCATGGTGGTCTTGAAAATAACATATATGATGGGGCTATGTTGAAAATACCCTTTCCATTGGAGACATCTTTATTAGATTATAAAAATGCAGTAGAAAATTATTTCTTTTATTATGGCAAATGAGCAAGGTGATGTACATGTTATATATGATTATCAGAATGTTATATATATAGATCCCAACAAGGTGATTACAAATACTGGTGAGGTTATTGACAGGGCAGTAATACCTGAAGACTTTGTTATGTATGCCAATCTGGAAACAAAGTTGATTCCAAGAACAAAACTATTGGTTGGTGGTCCAGTTAATGATAATGTTAGGAATATAAATATTGCTTCAATAAATTTCTTGAAACCAAATACTGGGGATGATTATTTCACATCTGGATATTATGATGAACTTACAGGAAAAGATTCTTTAACTGAAAATGGTGGTAAAAACCAACAGAACTCCAAACAAGTAAAGGAAAACAATGAAACTTATACCTTGAATTATGCTACTAATGTTGAAGATAATACATTATTTGGTATAAAGAGTATTGCTATTAGAACAAATTCATCTTTTGTACCAACTGTTACGGTTATTATGGAAGATGTTCAAGGAAGGGCATTGTTTAGTTTAGGAAATGAATCACCATATGCGGCATTCTTCAATTTACCATATCCCCCATTTTATTTGACCATCAAAGGTTATTATGGGAAGGCAGTTAGATATGAGTTGGTTTTGTTAAAGTTCAATGCTAGTTATAACACCAACAATGGGGATTATACGGTTACTTTAGAATTTCTTGGATTTAAGTATAATGTGTTATCTGATATAAGTGTTGGTCATTTGATTGCATGCCCAAATATGTATTCAAAGAAGTATAAAATAACTCAATCAAATACTACAAATATTTCAAATTTAACTCCATCCCAAGTCAATAACATAGTTAATCAAGTGGGGGAACAAACTCAAGTTTCATTTGAGGATACAACTGATTTTGAGGTGAATACCCAACTTGGTTATCAGAAGATAATAGAAGTATATAAGGATTATAAATCAAAGGGGTTAATTGATATGAATTTCCCCGAGTTAACCTTAACTGAATTAACATACAAACTTGAGATGTTTGAGCAGAATGTTTTAAACTCATTGAATAAAGTTGATGTCCAGAAGTTAACAGATGGGAAAAGGTATAAGAAATTTCTTGCCAATTATTATCAGGAAATTAGGGGTAATCTTAGGTCTTGGTTTAATAAATATTTGGATACAAGGCCAATAAGTTTAAATAACACAGATGAGGTTATATTTGGTGTTAAGAAAGAATTGATTGATAACATTAAGGATGGGAGGTTATTTTTGGTTGAAAGTGATTTAAAAACCATAATTTCAAAATATACAGCTGAATTAAATGATAATCCCACTTTTGGAATTTATGGAACATTACCTATTACAAATGATATAAATTATGATTTGTTTAATGTGGTTGATGCAGATATTGATTGGTGCAAAACATATAGGTCAAAGAATAAATCTAATCCACTAAGTGATTTTGAAAATTTAACTGAAGATATTTGCCGTGAAAGGATTGAGAAGACTATATATTACACATATACTTTATCAGGGGAAACAAAAACCACGCCAGTTTTTAATATTACAAGATTCATTGATGAAAGGAATAGAATGGAAGCAGAATTCATTGTTGAACTTAATGCTCTTGAAAAAGCATTGTCAGAAGAATTGGCATTGAAGATTGAGAAAAAGGAAACAGGAATTGGGTTTAAGCCAACAATTAAAAATGTGGTTGCAGTTATTATGGCAACCACAGAAGGTTTTCTTAGATTGATGGAAGATGTTCATAGTTCAGCTTGGAATGTTAGGAGTGATGTTGATAGAATAGATGCGGTATTAGGTAGTACTAACATTGCAGTTGATGATAATAGCAAACGTGATGGTAGTGATGAAATTGTATTTCCTTGGCCTTTGGTCTTTCAAACAAATGATAAGAAGGAAGCAAATAAATATGAATTAGTATATCCAGGAGATCCATCTATTATTAAATCCATAAAAGCAAATTATTATGATAAATGGCCTGAAGTTGAATTTGTTGAGGAATATATAAATGGTTATTCCAAACGTTTGGAAACCCCCTCCCCAAAGGATGCACTTGATTTGGATAAGGTAATTAGGAAGAGTTATGTTCCAAATACCATAGAATATCCCTTTGCCACTTTGCCATATGAGTTAACAACAAATGTGAAATTCTTTTATGAATTATGGGATAGACTTGTTTTGGCATCATATAATTCAGGATTTTCAGCCATTTATGAAAAGGATAAAAGAATTGGCTTATTGATTAAGGAAAATGAATTTAAGAATATAAGCAATACATTAAAGACAAATTCCATAATTTTTATTCAACAATTAAAGAATATATTATTTTCAGAGGGGGGGTTGGATTATGATAATTATAAAGAATTTTTGGAAGAAATGTCAGGTGGTGTATCAGAAAGGTATAACAAATATCTGGATGGTGTACCAAACTCAAGATATATTGTTGATTTATTAGATGCACCAAGCAAGATATATGATATAAGTGAATTCAAATTAACAACAGATAAGTTTGCAAATAATTTAAAGGAGGCAGATATTAAAACAATTATAAATGTAATACAGAAAGCACCAATTGAAAATAACATAAATATCACATATCCTTTTACAGATTTAATATGGGTTACTCAGAATTTAATCAACAAATTTCCAAATAAATTTGACACAACTAATACAATTCTTTTCAATCAAAAAAGGAATGTGATTACAAACTTTAAGGAATATAATCAAGTTGTTACAAATAGACCATTTAAATTCTTTACATCACAAAGTGGCGCAACATATGGAGAAATATATCAAGATAATTATTCACCAGCAAATAAATTAATATCATTGATTAACACCCCTATCTTCACAAATGCAATTCAACTTGGAGTTGGCAAATGGAGAGCAGGGGAAAAACAGCCATATATTGCGTCTGCTTATCTTTTTTTGAATAGCCTACCATTATCACCCCTTACTGATTTTTTTATCACCAGAGGGCAAAGTGATAAGAATGGACATGTTTTTGCAACCTTCATAAAGTATTCTGCTTTACATAAGTTGCCATATGCTTGGATATTGAAATATGGATCCATTTGGCATAGATATAAGAATTATATTAAGACAGGGGATGACTTTTTGGATGATGTATGGAAAGATTTTGATTATAAATCAAATTATAATGCAAATGAAAATTTCCAATATATAATAAATGGAAATCAAACTATATCCCTTAAATCTGATAATAATGTGAATGTTGGATTTTATCCGGTTATGATGAATGATTATAATGCATTCTTGAATGGCTATGATTTATTCTCTGGATTTACAAATAATGAGTTGAGTGTGAATGAAAAGAGGGGGTTGAAGATGTTTGAATCATTTAATTTTGAAAAAAGTGGATTGACATTTAATTGTTATACAACTTTAGTGCCAAAAAATATATATGACAGTTCCACATTTAGTGATTATTGTGAGGATGTTAACTTTAGTTTAACATCAAAATATTATATTTTGCCATCAACAAATAATAATATTACTGATAATAATTTTTTTAAAAGTAGTTTAGATAGTTATTATTCTTCTTTGGATGAGTTATTGGATGTTGCACATAATGGCGCAGTTAATGTTACAATGCAAGATACATTTAATTCATTTACATTTAAAAATTTGAAGAAGCCTTTACCAACAGAATATTTTAATAGAAAGAAAGATATTAATTCATTTTCAATATTAAGTTTTGGAGAGTATGCCTCAATTGAGGATATGTTTTCTGTTTTTGATTATGATACATTAAATTTATTTGAGAATGAGTTTTTGGATTTTAGCAAATCAATTTATGATATAAACGAGAATAAGGATCAGATAAATTTGGTTGGATTGGAATATGGCAATCCTGTGGCGGCATATAGAAATTTCCAATTATTATATAGGAATTTGATGGAAGTCCCATCCAATTATCTTAATTTGAATGCCACTGATTTTTACAACAAAACAGCAGAATATCAAGCTCAAAACATTAGAGAATTTTTGGATGGGTTTTTGAGTTATGATGTTTTGTTTAAGTATGGAAATCCAACACAATATGATAGATATGAATATAATTCATTGATAAGTCATTTAGGTGGGCAATCAACCATACTGAACCAAAAGAGGTTCAAGGGATATGTTGCAAACACTTTACCAAATAACATATCACTTCAATTATCAGAATTATCAAATGCCCCTGCTTGGGAAACGTTAAAATTACATGTTGGGTTCTCCACCATTGAATCTTTGACATATAAGAATACTGGCTCATATATTACAGATTTCTTTATTGATAATAATATTGAATTTTCATCAGAAAATATCATTGCACTTGCAAAACCAATAAAGATATACGCAACACAAAAGTTAAAAAATCCAAACATCACAAGAGAAAATTTCTTGATATTGATGGATAATAATCAAAAAGCATTGGATACATTCTTGGAAGACAATGTGAATCAGACATTATCTTTATTAGAAAAAGAAATCAATAATATTGATATTGTTGAAATTAATGAGATAAATTCAGGATTAGATAGCAAGTTTTCAAAATATGATTTATATGAAACATTCAAAGCCATAAATGATAAATGGATATCTGGTAGTGAATATACAACTCGTACATTATTTGAAGATGTAATATTTTTGGATAGGGGTAATAGGAACATAGGTGATTTGTATTATGTTGATATTTTTGATTTAAAGAAGATTTTTATTGGAACAAGAACAAACTTGAAAACTCCTGTCTTTAATTTTATTGGTGGAATTTTGGTTAAAAATAATTTTAATGTTTTGCCAATGCCATCTTATGTTAATTTTTATGGAGCATTATCAGCAAATGATGATATTAATGATGTTATTGGAACAGCAACAGAAATAGCAAATGATGTTTGGGGAAATTATTCTGATGTTGATTATAGGAAATCAGGACCAAAACTTGTTTGCATTTATGCTGGTAGGGGGTCAACAACTCCATCTGGACCAAAAGATTTTAGATATGGGGATGATGCTATTGATATGTTAAAGCCATCCAAGATACCTTTCTTGGAAGACCAGACAAATAAGAAAGATTGGTCACAGTCAAATAAATGTGTTAGTTTCTTGGTTGATGCAGGAATTAGAAATCAAGCCATATTCTATGGTATTCAAGTGGATCAGAATAGTGGTACAGCAACTCTTGAATCATTAATTCAACAAGAGGCTTTAAGAAATTCAGCATCAAATAGGGGTGTAGCAACACAAAGTGTATCATTATTTAATTTGTATAAGAACTTGAGTTACAAGTCAACAATTAACTGTATGGGTAATGCATTGATACAACCAACAATGTATTTCAATTTGGAACATGTTCCTATGTTTGGTGGACCTTATTTTATTACAGAAGTTTCACATAATATTGCACCAGGTTCATTTGAAACAACATTCACAGGTGTTAGACAAAGTATTTATTCACCCCCAAGCACAGATACATATCTTACAAGTATTAATGAAAATTTATTAACAAAGATTGAAAGCAATTTTGCAAAATCTATTGTTAATGAAAAAGATGAAGAGGCTACTGCAACAAATAACACACAAACACAAGGTTCAAAACAAACAAATTCAAGTGCATGTCGAAAGTATTTATATGTGGATTATGCTAATTATGAGCCAACAACAGAAGAATTAGTAGTTTATTCATCAGCCACGCAAATTTATACAGCAATAAATTCACGAGTTCCAGGTGATCAGAAAATGGCTGACAATATATATCTTATTACTTATTTGGCTTCCTATGAAAAAGATGGATTTAAGGCAAATCACAATAATTTTGGAAATGTTTGGTTAACCTACGATAGGGGTGATATTTCACTTTATAATGCACCTGATCAGTTATTTTATTGTGCAATAAGTGTTGAAAATAAAAAAATACAAACACCTTTTGCAATTTTTAAATCATTTGAGTTATATGTGGATTTTATGAGAGCAGCTTTGATTGGGTTTTACGCTATTATAGAACGGCAAAAATTTGAAGTCCCTTGGTTTTATGTTATAAATTGGTTATATAATGAAAATCCAACTAATGACCCAAACATAGGTGCAAAAAAGAATTTTGATAGATTAGAGAAGAACAAATTTTATGATAAATTAAATAAGAAATATGCAGATGCTAATATATCATTAAAATCTTTAAGACCTATAGTTACAGAAGAGCAAAAGGAATTATATGTTAGTGCAAGAAACAAATTAACAGGACCAAAATTAAATAAAGTGTGTGAATATACCTATAATAATATTAGGATTTATAGAACACCAGCTGAACCAGAATATACTTTACCATATTCTCTTGATATGTTTTTTGAGGCAAAGAATCCAAAAGAATTGTTATATTTGGATGCTATGAATAAAACCATAGAAGATACCTTGGTAAGATTATATATATTAAATAGTGCACCAAAGGTAGTTGGTTCATCTTTTGATATTAAGGTTAAATCAGCAGATACATATACTATATATGTGAGTTTAAAGATAGATAAGGGAAGTAATAATTTGCCTTTTACTGGCTTTAAGTTTCTTGCAGAATCTGGGCAAACAGCAGCAAATACTTACACAATTAATGAAAAAAGTATTAAAGATTCAATTGAAAATAGTTCCAACTTTAGCAAAGGAAACCAAAAAATTGAAGATAATGATACTATTGGGGATATAATTTCACATAAAGATAATTTGTTGAATATTAAATATATTGGAGCAAACTATACAAAATTAATTTTATATCCAAAATTGAATTAAATTATTTTGATAATTTAAATTATTGGTATATTTATATGTAAAATAAATTAACATGATTGAAAATTTGAATAATTACTTAAAAACCACAAAAGAACAAACATTAGATGATGGTTCAAAAGAGGTTTGTGACCTAATCACAGGTGAGTGTTTTGTTGTTAGGGAAAAAGATGGTTTAATAGAAAGAACTGAAATTAAAACAGTAAATAGACAAGTTAAGGTTAAAACTCATGGGGGTATAAAAGAATTGTTAAATGATTAATAAAATGAAAATAGATCAGAAAATATTAAATGAAATTAATAGATACCATACTATAAATAGGTATATTACAGAGCAAGATGCACCACCGCCACCACCACCTTTAGGTGATCCTATGGCAGACCCCAATGCAGCACCAATGCCTAATGCACCTATGACACCCCCAGGTGAAGTTTCTCCAATACCTCCAGGTGGGGGTGAAGACCCTTTAAGTGCAGCAAATCCCCAACCAATTGATGTTGAAACTGATGATGATGTTACAGTTATTGATGATGAGGGTGATAGCAAAGAAGGTGATGAAGATTCAGAAGAATTGGATATTACAGATTTGGTTTCAAGTCAGAAGAATATGGAAACAAAACAGAATGAATATTTTGATAATTTGTTTGCCCAGATTGATAAGTTGGAACAGAAGTTGGCAACAATGGATGGCATCTTTGATAAATTAAATGCAATAGATTCCAAGGTTGAGAAATATAGAGAAAAAACTCCAGAGGAAAAACTTGAATTAAGGACATATGATTCTTATCCTTTTAATCAGAAGTTATCACAATTTTTTGATGACAAACAAGTTGAGATGGAAAAGAGTGGAAAAAATGATTATGTTTTAACTACTGATGATGTGACAAACATCAACCCTAATGAAATTAAGGATACTTTTTATACATCATCAAATGATGAAGATGATTATACTGATGAACAAAATTACAAGGCTAAATTTTAAGTAATTAATATTTTTTTTAGAAAAAGGGGGTAATACCCCTTTTTTTTTCATTAAAACTCACCTATCATTGTAGAGTTAAAACATTGTAAACAAAAACTATATAAATATGTCGAATTTAGATGCCATAATGGCGCAGTATGAAAAAAACCAAAAAGGGGATTCCCAAAAATTATCACAAGAGGACAGAATGAAGCGTTATTTTACATTATTGTTAAATGACAAAGAAAGTACAGGGCAAAAAAGGATTAGAATTTTACCTACAGCAGATGGTTCATCTGTATTTAAAGAGGCATGGTTTCATGAATTACAAGTTGGTGGTTACTACCAAAAGATTTATGACCCAGCAGGAAATGACAATGAGGCATCCCCATTGGCTGATGTGTATAATGCACTTAAAGCAACAAAGAGAAAAGATGATGACGAATTGGCAAAAGATTACAAAGCCAAGTTATTCTATGTTGTTAAGGTGATTGACCGTGATAATGAACAAGATGGGCCAAAATATTGGAGGTTCAAACACAATTACAAGAAAGATGGTATTCTTGACAAGATTATTCCAATCTTTAGAAATAAAGGGGATATATCTGATATGGATGCAGGAAGAGACTTGATTATTGAGTTAGTTAAGTCAAAAAGTCCTAAAGGTAAGGAATATACAAGTGTTTCAACAATCATGTATGATGACCCAACACCATTATCAAAAGATGAAAATCTTGCAAAAAAATGGGCAAATGACGAATCAACATGGAGAGATGTTTATAGCAGAAAACCATTAGAATATCTTGAAGCAATTTCAAGAGGTGAATCCCCAAGATGGGATGAATCCCAAGGTAAATATGTGTATTTAAATACATCAAATTCTGAGGCATCCTTTGGTGGTGCAACAGTTGCAAAAAATGCAACAGTTCAGAAAACAAATGTGGTTATTGAGGATGACTACAATGATGATGAATTACCATTTTAATTAACCTAAAAGAGATTTTTTGCAAAAAGTACCATAAAACAATGCTTTGTGCAAAAAATCTCTCTTTTTAAATCAAAAAACATATGGCAGGAATAAAGAAGAAGGCGGCAGCAACTAGTGTTGATGCTATCAAGGAGAAGTTTTCAACAAAAACAAAGTATAAACCAGAGGATTATTATTCATGTGGTGATGCTTTTTATAATGCTTGTGGTGTTCCTGGTCCAGTAATGGGGGGTATTAGTATGTTCTTGGGACATTCCAATACAAGCAAGACAACCGCAATGATATTAGCAGCAGCAGATGCTCAAAAGAAGGGGCATTTACCTATTTTCATTATTACAGAAAAGAAGTGGAATTGGGCACATGCTGTTGAATTGGGTTTGAAAGCTGAACTTAATGAGGATAATGAGTGGGATGGTGATTTCATATTTAATGATTCATTTGATTATATTGAGCAAATGACAGATTTCATCAATGAGATATTGGATGCGCAAGAAAAAGGTGAGTTACCATATTCTGTTCTATTTTTGATTGATAGTATTGGATCAATACCTTGCAAGATGACTTATGATGGTAAGGGTGGTAAGATGCACAATGCTGCTGTTCTTGCAGATAAAGTTGGAATGGGTATACATTCAAGAATTTCAAAATCAAAGAAAGAAGATTATCCTTACCATAACACAATGGTTGTTATTAACCAACCCTG